TCGTACCAGAAGCCGACTACGAACAGCGCAATAATAATGACTATGAGTTGCAACAGAGCCAGTCCGGAAATGCTGACTACGAACAGCGCAATAATAATGACTATGAGTTGCAACAGAGCCAGTCCGGAAATGCTGACTACGAACAGCGCAATAGAGACAACCTTTATACAGGGATAGGTTGCACAGGTATGGATGTGCTTACAACAGAAAATCCATCCGGTCCAGATGTTATATTAAGAGACAGATATAATAATCCTTTAATATACAAGCCATGAGAGAAAGAGAAATTTGGATACGCCTGCTGAAAAAGCAGATAGTAAACGATGTAGCGGTGCAATGCAATCTGATAGGACGCTCATTACAAAAGAGCGAAGATACAGAAGAAACTGCATCAGAAGTAATGACACCTGATGATGAGGCCACAAAGCCGGTTGTGGCCAGAGCGATGACGGAGGCTTTCGGTGAGGTGAAACGTGTCTGTCAGCAATATCTGATAACAGGCCGGGACACAGACGACAACCGTCTTGAGAGAATCAACGAAATGAACCGAAGTACTGAAACGATATCATCTGGATCACTGGGAACTTACAGCCTTATACCCGGACAAAGTTACATCATCCGAGTTATTACAGACGTATCTGTAACGGTAAGCACATCAACAGACAAGGTACTTGGTCAAGTAACCGGTACCGGGCAGTTTGAGTATATCCCTTCATCAAACGAGAGGATAAAGATAGAAGGCAGTGACGGCAAAGCGGAGGTGACTTACTTTTTTGGTGACTTCGGCATGTATGAATTAAAGCTTTCCATGCCTGCAAGTTTCAATATCAGCATGACGGAAACCATCAAAAGTTGCGCACACCGTATGATGGTGGATTATGTAATGAGTGCTGTCCTTAATAACCAACTTCCGGAAAAGGCGAAAGAATACGCGAATTTCTTTACCGGTGACATAGAGGGTTTGCGTGATGCCTTACGTTCAAGAATAAAACTGATGGGCAGGAGACCCACGGACTGGAGTTGATACGGTGCCGGTCCCGAAAGATCGGACTATGTGCCATCTCCGGAACCGGCTTTTTCCAATGCGGACACACGTTTTTCCAGTTCGGACAAACTGGTTTCCAAGCCGCTTACATCCGGTATCTCACCACGTATCTCGATCAAGGATTTTGATATTTCCTCAAATTTTTTGTCATATTCTGATTTCATCCGTTTCAACTCGTTTATAGCAGACACCATAAGCTCAAGATTCTGCTTGGTCTGGCTCTGGTATGTCCTGAACTCTTCACGATGATCATCATACGCTTTGTCCGCCAACCTCAAGATATCAACGATTATCAATCCTGTAAATGACAAATAAAAATCACCAATTCCGGCCCATTTCCCAGAAAGTTCATATTCCTGCCATTCCTCCGATTGGTCAATATGCTTCGTCTTCAACGCATAATCTCCCTGTGTATCCGTAAAACCTATTGTAAGATCACCTGAGGATTTACAAAGGAACCGCACTGAAAGAAACAAAGCATCATATTCTTCCGTGTAGTCAACAGTTATAGAAATGTTCTCTTCCGTCAGTTCTCCTTTCTTCTCATTAAATATCCTATGTTTCTCCGGCTTCCTGATGAGGCTGTTTTTCTGTAACACTCCCCCATTGCTAATATGCAGCAACTTCCGGTACTCATACAAATCCGTATATGCCCCCAAAGCATCATCTGAAAGATTGAAAAACTCCCATCCTGTCTTATCTGAGAAAGCGGAATTATATAGGTAATTGAATGTTGATGAGCATATATCAACTGCATCAACATAACTTTCAGCTGCCAGTGACTTGTCAAAAATAGACTGGTTGTCATTACCTCCTCCCGGTAAATAAGACGGAAGGCCAACGCCCCCTCTCCTGCTATTCCCGATTTCCTCTCTTTGCGCTTCCTGTCCGCTTCCTCCCTCAAGACGGAATACTGTCAAGACTTTACCTTTTTGTTTCATAAGTCGTTATCTTAGTCGTTTTTCAGGCATGATATCATATATCAGCCGTATTCCTGATATGTTCTCTTTAGCTGTCAGTGCTGTTTCCAACGCAATGCGGTAGTATTTGAAATACCTTCCTCTTATCGCTCCCACACGTCTGGCCTGCGTTTCCCCTATCTTATACCATTTCTTTCCATCCTGTGAAGCAAACAGTATCATTTTCTGCTTACCTGAAAAGATGCCTTGTACCGACATATCCATAAGCCGTTTTAACTGCAAAGTATCCAGTTTCAACGCTCTTGTAACAACAATCCCTTTATTTATCACCTCGGAGGAATAATCATATATATCTGTGAGCCGGACAATCCTGTCTTCAATATGCACATACGAATATGGAAATATATTGACAACAGATTTAACACGTCCAAACACGGCCGTGTTCCATCTGTTTTCAGGAAGAGAAAGCACAAAAGACGTATCCATATCCTTCAGCATAAAAATAATCCGCTGGTTCGCATAATCATAGGCTATCATGGCTGTCTTGATCAGTTCAATAGGAGGTTTGTCAATCATTTTCATATTTGTTCCAATTTCTTCCGGCACAGGTTCGAAAACTCCCTGCAACGCCTGTGATATACAATCTATGGAAGCCCCATTTGTGATCATAACACCTCTGGATGAAATGAACAACACTTCCGAATCCATCTGTGTGATTGATCTGGAATTCAGGCATACGTCTCTCTGTATCGGAGAAATGGTTGAATAAAACCCTTCAGAATTGACGCTCATCGCATAATTTCCGTCAGAACAGAACAGTAGCATGGGGAATTGTCCGAACTGTCCCTGTGATATGGCTGTAGTAACCGGACACATTGCATAAATGTCACCGTTCCCTATTGTATAAACTCCATTCAATGGGAAATAAAAAGGGTTTCCCACTTCCGAAACAAACATCTTGTTGCTCAGTTCCTCAGACTGCAAGGGTGTAACGGACGGTACGGATGCCGACGATTCATTTGTATTTTTTAACAAGCTACAAAAATACGCCCCATTTAAAGTCGGATGTTCCGCCAAAGGATACTCAAACACCATGGAACCGACCACAATCACCATTTTATACGCATCTGTATCAGGATAAAACAGATATACAGGAAGTATCTGTTCCAAAACTTCCGTATCACTTTTGACTACAACATCCCCGTTGCTCCCATGTATATACGTATATATTGAAACCGAAGAATCCCCACGACCTAGGAATTGTGATATACACATGGGATTGAATCCCTTGAAAAAAGTTCTTTTCACATTTGCAATATGCAGACGGCTGTTATATGTCGTGGAAAAGTCAGGAATGATGATATCGTGTGTCATATAATCATCTGTCAATGTCTCCCTAAGTTCCAAATTGCTCAAAATATGATCCATGTCCCCTTCCGCACCAAACAGATAGCGGATGTCGCTGGAAAGTTCGTCCAGTTCCAGAGTCTTCACATGATAAAAGAGGGAGGCGTTACATATTTCCTCCTTGAACTCATTACGTACTTCCATGCCCCATGCATATGTAGCAGCAGCCTCGTTTCCAAACTTTCTATCATAAGCCTCGCTAAAAGGCCTTGGTGGATAGGAGTACTCTGACAAATCATCCATAATATATCCGTATGTGTTGCTCTTGCCTTGGGGAAGATCTTTCAACAGACTCTGACTCATGTCTATTTCACCGTCCGTATAAAATGTATAGAATTGGGAGGATATAAAAATATCCACTCCTTTTATAATATCCCCCCACTCCTGTATCGCCTCCTTGTCATTGTTGGCACATGCGTATGAAAGCCATGAGCAGAATGAGGATATATAACCAATGCCGGTAAAAATCACCTGACTCAGCCGCTCAATTTTACTGACTACCACCGGTGCACCGGAGTCATTAGGCAACATAAGCACAGGTGCGGACTGCATGATGACAGAACCGTCATAAAGGCGGTATGCATAACGTACCAAAAAAGGGAAAATGAAATATCCGTCTTCTTGCTGTTCTGCTATATACTTGTTTATCTCAGCATGTACTTTTGTGGATATCCCCTGTACATATTCATCTTTTATCTGCCATTTATCCCCATTAATCCACATCTGTTCCTTCTTGTACAGTTCAAATTCTCCGCTTCTTCTTACAGTTGAATGCAAGGAAAACACCAAAAGTGGTTCCGGAGGTTTCTGCCCCAGATATTTGTAGTTTCCATTTTTCCATAAGAAATAATGCATCCCGTCCTCAGCAAAGGCGACAAGCGTGTTTCCTACCGACAACAATGACCTGGCAGGTATAGACTCATCCAGCAATGTAAGTGACAATTCCCCCTTATTATTCACATCAGCCCAATATAATGACAGACCGTCTTGAAAAATAAAATGTGAATATGACGTAGCGGAATGTATATATAACAGTTTAGCGGAGTTATGACTTTGTGGAAGGATATATTTCTCTCCGGCAAGAACAGAAGGCCTGATACTGCCGTCATGAATCTCCAGCCCGACAGATGCGGAAAGCTGCCCGTCAGGAGAAATATCGGAATAAGGTGTCAGGTTAAGTCCCGAGAAAGATATTTGTTTCTCCGTCATAATACTTCTTTTTTATAAAATGAATAATAAACATCACAAATATAACAACTTACATGTTCCTGTTCTGTATATTCTGAACAGTTGAGGCTATATCCCTTACCGGAGATGTCGAGATCCGCCACACAACGGTCACGACAGTACCGTCCTTGCCTTTCAGAAAAACCGGCTTCCCATGAAAGCGCAACCTGCATATCTCATTCCCACCCCCGATTCTTTGCAAAGCACGTGTCACATACGGACTATGAATCTCACAAGATGAGGGAAGAAAAAGAAGATGGGGACGGTTCTCACACAACGGATCATAAGAGAATATCATATATGCCCTCACTTCCCCCAGCACAACGATCTGTACAGAGTATTTTTCCGTCAATCCGGCTTTCCGAACACATTTTTTACTTATAGTCACATGCTTATGCCTGCCATTAACATATATATGATGCTGAAGCACGGGAATCTTAAGTTCCCGTGCTGTTCTTTTAATATCTGACGGTATGTTTGCCAGTTTCATAGCGGAAACAACGGTATCAGTTTGTACGCTACCGTCTCACCGTCATGCTCGTCCTGCACTTTCCATTCCTCAAGTCGGAAAGTGTATGAGGTTACCAGCGGATCTATTTTCAGATCATACAATATCTGGCTTGGCGGTGTCGTATCCAAATCAGCATAGCTGGAAAAGAAGCGAAGACATCCGAGGAAACGTCCTCCCACATGATTGATATGTGTCCGGTTCATCCATTCAGGCTTGCATGGCTGGAGCATGACGCTGTCCTTCCCCAGTTCTTTAAATATTATAAAAGCTCCGGTGGGCATTTTGTCACGGACAAACATCCGTCTGAAAAGAATGTCCCTGTGCAGTCTGGTATTCCGAAGACGGCATATAGATGTATAACCTGTCCTTACCGGCTCCTTTCTGTTTTCCTCCAGCCGCTTGTATTTCTTATCCAGATCCTCTATATGATCCGGATGGATCAGAATATTTTTTCTCTTGTTCTCCATGGCTAGTCCTCAATAAAATCAATCATGAAATACTCTTTCCAGGACACATCCCCGTTGTCAAAGCACACAAGCGCCCGACTCCCGTCCTTTGAAATCTTCCTTACTGTCCCCGTACAGGTGATATCCCCGTCAAAAAAGACACGCGCACCTTCCTTGCACTGTGTCCTGAATACATTAATTTTCATTGTCGTCTTTTTTATTTAAATGGTTGGATTATTAGAATACTGTTTGTTGCAATGCAACAGTTCGAAATAGCCTGTCATGGCTCCCCTTGGAAAAGCACAATGACATGGAAGACCATATATCTGACATGCGCAATGTTCGCACGGTGCTCCGGTCTGCTCATATTTCGTAACCGCATCCTTTCTTGTCATAAGCTCGTTATAATGTATCTCGCTACATTCCTTCCAGTCATCATCTTTCGGACGTACGGACATGGCCGGATCTATCTCCGCATAATAATAACGCATCTCTACTTTCTGCGGATTAGCGCGCGATACAAGTATACGTCCGAAATGACGGTAAAGCCTGTTCGGCAGCACCTTGCCTTCCGGCACGGAGCGCAACTGCGGTATGAACTGATCCTCCTTGTGGAAGAGCCGTATGAGTCTTATCACCCATAATAACATCTTTTTTCTCATGGTTCCTGTTTTTTTGTTTCCTTGCGGACATAACGATAAATAACATTCTGTGCGTTGAGGCTTATTTCATCACACATTTCTCCGAATAACGCGCTCATACGCTCATCACCGAAACTGTCTACATACCGGGTTATGTCCCGGCACTCTGCCGCAGCCTTCTTCGCCCTGACCACTACGGGAAGGGTTACGGAACGATCAAATCCTTTAAGATATTCCTCGAACTCCAGCGCCGCGCCATAAAGCATGTCAGCGAATACGAATACCTGATGCATCAACACCAGCGCCTTATCCCTCTCCTGTGGTGTAAATTTTGGTAGAAGAAATGACAACGGCACATGTTCACGAACATTCTGCAAGGCCGCAATTTTTCGTTGCAGCTCGGCCATTCTGGCGTAACGGCGTTCCTTTATCGCCATAGCAAGCTGCCTTTGTAGTTTTTCTAGTTCTTTTTCCATTTTATATCCATTTACGACGGCTGTTGCCGCCAAGGTGAACAATATTGAACATCTCCTTGACACGGTCCAACACATAATCTCCGTATAGGTTGCGAAACTGCGACAAATCCTCCATGTCGATGTTTGTCGTACCGAATGTAAGCATCTCATGCCGAAGTTCGTAACGCATCTGCAAGATGGTCTGTATGACATTGCACGACGTACCGAAATGCTTTGCATTTTCCTCCCGCCCAATCTCGTCAATTATCAGGTGTCCGGCCATGCCTTTTGTTGTCCATCTGTCAAGCGCCTCCGTACCTTGGGAGGAATAACGTAAGGCTATCTCCGTGGCCGAACGCATCTCAAAACAGATGTCGGAACGGCGACAACCGTATACCAGTCTGTTGATAAGTGCCATATAGACTTGCAGTCCTTTCAAGATGGTGGTCTTCCCGCTTCCCACCGGACCATAGAGCAATATTCCTTTCTTTCCGGACAGCACATCTGACTTATGCCATACCCATTGGTATATCTCGCTTAGCAATTGACAATTTGAATCGTCCACCATGAAATCAGGAGTAACAGTCCGCATGGAAAGTATCAGCCTGTGCTTCCAGAACTTCTCTATTTCCTCATCGGACAACATCATCCTTACGTCTCCCATCCGGAAGTTATACTTTCCCCTGTCCTCCCAGTTTGATGATGTGTGGGGGATCGATTTCATGACCGTAATTGTAGTCCTGTCCTCCGGTCCGGGCATTAGTTCTTTTATCTGTTTTGGTTCTTTCATCGGATTTACATTCAAGCTTTTTATTCAGCCAATTGGAGAAATGCCTATATTCGTCTCCCGGATTGACCATTGTACAATTCTCATTCTGAAGTTTCCGGAAAAATTCTTCCAGAAAGTCCGATAATGTTTCCTGATTGAAAGCCTTGTATCCCTCATGATGTTTGTTCATGATGAGGCCTTCCGCCCAGGAATCGTTCCGCTTCATCTCATCAAACAATTCCTGCAAGGGTTTCAAGGGGGAAGAACCAAAAACTTTTTCTTCTTCTTTTTGAAATAAAACATCATCATTATCATTCTCATAATCATTTATAGTTAGGTTTGTTACGCTTTGATAGCCCTTGTTACTTTTGTTATCACTTGTTAGATTTGTTACTTTGTGATAACACTTGTTACTTTTGCTATCTTTTGTTACATCCTTATTATACCGACTGGCCATACCTCTCTTGCCAGCCTCACTTCTTTTTGCTATAATATCGTCGTATTTGTCTTTATTAGAGTCTATCTGTTTCTTTATAAAGGAGAATGCCATTTTAGCCAACGGTCTCAGCTCCGACAATGTCCCCGACTCGGCATATTCAATGACCGCATCGTACACTTCAAGTCTGACCTCCGGTGGATAATCCACTAACACCTCTTTCCATTCAGTATAAAAAACAAAAGACTTCCGTCTGCTTTCCTGTCCCATAATACGAGTATATTATTTAATCATTTATTAATAGTCAGCCTGAACAAGCCACGTTTTACAACCTTTCTTTGTATCAGTCCTTCCCTTATCATTACCGGAACAAGATTCCGCACATATTCGATAGAGATAAATTCCGTTCTGACAAAAAGATCCTGCAAGGTTCCCAAAAAGCCATCCGGCCCGCAATTTTCTATAGCGCGAAGAATACATACTTTTGAGAAGCCCAATTTAAGCAACAAGTCACGAGAAAGAATGACTGTATCAGGTGGTACGTAATCCTGAACTCTCTTATGTTCAACCAGCAGATCTGTTTCAACCGCCATACGCACACGATGGTAATCTCTCCATTGTCCGTTGCCACAGGTCAACTTTCCTGCCATACGGTCAATGTCAGTCACAGTGGTACACGCACCATTATAGGTTAATATTCGATCTCCGATTTTCAGTTTTTTAAATTGTAAGGCATTCATGATATTTTAATTCCTTTCTAAGCTGGTTTTGAATTATTGTTTAAATTCCGGTAAAACACCGAGATATAAGTACCGATTATCAACGGTTCTGTGTGCTGTAATGTAGAATAATACATCGCCTTCATTTTTAATGGCGTCGCATCCTTGTATAAAGTCTCTTGAGTAATATGCAGGAGGTATGATTTCCCCTATATAGTTATATAACCTTTCGTCAATATAATCACCTGGCGATAAAAAGTCATCCAAGTCTTTATCCTGTTTTACCCATTGTTTAAAAGTCTTTTTCATTTCTTTCCTGTTTTGAGTATTAATTTTTTTCAATGAAAGTATTGGTTGTATTCAACACTCCGGCTGAATCTTGACTTTTGCCATCTCTTATGAAGATTCCTTCTTCTTTCAGCCTTTCATAATCGATTTTATTCATAAGAATAACACTCGCATTGCCATCTATATACAGTTTGCATTGCATGAATTGAGTTCCTTTTACCTCCTCAATTACGTCTATTTGCATTGTTCTTTTTTTACTCATATCTAATTCGTTTTGAATCATAACATTTCCATAATCTCATAGTGAAATCCAGGAATAATCTTGGGGTTATTCTGCTTCATCGTATGTTATTTATTATAAGGTCAATTAAAACATTATTTCTCGTATGATATCCTATATCAAGCAAGTCACATAAGAAGCGTTTGTTTTGCTCGTGGTTAACTCCCCACTCATTTTTTATCGGGAGTGCCTGTTTTTCGACACTGTATCCTCTATCCTTCAACTCCTTAATCAAATCATTGTCGTCAGCATCCTCTAGAAATTCATCAAAATAATCATCAAGGTCAATTTCCACCTCTACCTCTGTACTTATTCTTATCATTCTCATAAATCTTATGATTTTAAAATCATTCCCCCAACATCATATTATCCATCGCACGCTCCAAATCTGGACGCCAAGCCAAGCAAGATTCCTGCGGATCGCAAAAAGTGTCAATCAAACATTCAGCGGCAACCACAACACGTTGCCAGTTGCTACATCCGCATAGTCTCATCCTACGTTTGATAAATTCATATAGAATAAGACGGTTGTCCACCTCATCCTCTTCACAGTATTCATCCTCTGCTATTTCCTTGCGGATAGCAAGAAGTTCCTGTTTATCCTCATCACCATCATCCCATTCTGTCCATTCTTCTTCATTACACCATTTGCTGTTGAAGAGTTCCTCCATCGGAGAAAGCAGATTATACACTTTCTCAAAATCATCCTTAGATGCTTTTGCTATTGTCATTCCATGTGTTGCCATTTCTATTAAGTTTAAGAGTTATTATTGGGGAGAGGGGCAAACAGGTTGTTCCCCACCATATATCCATTTTCTATCAGTTCCTTCATCCATTTCTCCTCTATGGCAGGAAGGAGCTTGGCTCTCCGGTATACTGTCCTATCTTTAACATTCACCTCATTGCCTTTTTTACGAAGCAAATAGTGAAGCTTGTATAATCTGTTTCTTGTTGCCATAAACCATATTATTAGAGTTTCTATATGATCTTTTTGTAGAACTTACATATCTGTCCGTACTTGTTACAGGCGCATTCGCGGTGCCCCTTCGCACTACAGAAACATGAATTGCCCCGATGGTCCGAACTATTGGCACAATTACGGCAGTATACACGTTTCGGCTCCACTCTTTTTAACGCCATAGTCACAGGGGTGAACAGGTTCGATAATAACGGCTATACCACAGCTTGAAGCCACATCAAGCTCAAGCTTGCATCCCTTAGACAGTTCCCATCCGGGAAGCATGAAAATAGCGTCACATTTCAGCAACATCGCGATATCGGCTCTCATATGCTCTCTCCAATGCGCATTATCAGGAACACCGTTATCGAAAGGATTCACAGGATCATAACCTTGTGATTCAAGTCTTTCTTTCGCCATGAGAAAAGCATGCTTCCGCTCATGAAGATCATAATGCGCTATCGGTCCACTTATATAGATTTTTACTTTACCCATTAATACTTCGTTTTAATTTTAACTTTAACGGAAAGATACAATATTGAAAGCCGTAACCTCATTATACCATTTCTGTCCATCCTTTACAAAATACGCCTCTATGCGAAGAGACATTCTTACAGTATCCCCCATATTAAGGAGCTCTCCTACGTGTTCCCCATAGTTAAATACTGAAACCACTAGAGAAGTAGGGCGCATACCCGACTGCTCTATAAGATATGTGTATTTCTCCCATGCCTTTCCGGTCTTCGCGCTAACCCCTTCTATTTTTGAAAGAACCTGCATGACCTTTCCTGTTGCTTCTACAATCATGATTTATGGTTTTAATGTTTTACTTATTCTTTTTTGATATTGCTTACGTATTTTCTGCTTTTCCTCCTCCTCGCGTTCAAGATGTATCTGACGAAGCCGTTCCAGTACCCGTCCATCAACTTGCGATATATATTCGGTAACCAGATCAACAAACTGTTCGTAGGAACGACATAATTCGTAGCGTCCTCCAGATGCCTGCACGCATGTCTGATATACTTTCTGTTCTTCCCTTTGTGAAGAACCTGCCTTCATCTCAATGTTGAGGCTTGACCATTTTCCGGCAGGCAGCTGCAATATAAGGTCAGACACTCCGGCATTAGCACCTTCCGCCTTAAGACGCGCAGCCTCAGCCTTGTTTCTATATCCTCCGTTGGGAACGGAAAAGAACAAAGGTTTCAGATGTGGAAATCGGTAATGAAACCAGATCACACACCGGGTCTGTAAATCATGTTCAGGTGATTTGCTCATAACGGAACTATTTATGAATTGGTACGCATGGCTTTCAAGCGGCGGTAAATAGTGCGCTCGCTATATCCCATCTTCTGTGACAATTGCTTCACCGTCATATCCTGTGCCATGGAACGGATATAATGTATTTCTTCAAGATGAAACGAGTACGCATCAAGCATAAGTTCACGCGCCTTTTTATAGATTGAGTTGAGGCTGTGGCGCGTAAGAATATCCTGTATACAGGCAGCCTTTGTGTTGGAATACATGGCACACAGTATATCTATCTCCTGTTTGGTCCAATACGTTCTTTTTATACTCATGAGTTCAAGGTTTTAAAGTGTATTCTTAATATTTGAATGCGTGGCGTAACACATCCTCCGCATTGCATTTCCATTCCGAGTTCTGCCTGTCCCCGGGCTTTGCCATCCGTATTTTCCTCTCAGCCACGAGCCTTTCAAGAACATACCGACCTCCGACCCATCTGGATGCCTCTCTCTTTGTAAATGTTATGCCCTTCTTCCTGGCAACAAGAAAAAGGTTCCCTAATTCTTCCTCTGCCTTTGATGTTTGAAAATCACGTCTCATAATTTATTTGTTAAGGTTATCATAAAATGCCCTGTTCGCCTCATATTCAGCAGCAATCTCCGATCTTGACACGTTTCCCAGCTTCTGTACAATCACATCATAAGTTTCCTGAGGCATGTTATACAATATCTCCTCGATGTAATCCTGATGCCCTACCAATCCCAGAACATACAGGAATGAGATCATACCCGCTATAAAAACCATACACTGCTTGGATAATCTGTTCATATTCATTCCTCCTGTTGCCTTTTTAGTTATCATGGTTAACCTGCATACTTGCATGGAATAAATATTTTCTGCCCACCATAATTCTTTATCGCCTCTTTACGTATCGTCTCATGAAAGTCATTGTCCCCACATTCAAAAGCCAATGCTTTTCTCACAGTTTCACTACTGACACCGAAATAAGAAGCCAGTTTAGCCTTCTTCCCATAGGGAAGCCAAATTCTACATTTCATGTTTGCTGTTTCCATATCGTTTATCTATATTTGAAAATTAATCATCGCTCATGTGATTATGATTTGTAATCACAATGCAAATATAACACCATTTGTTTATACTTCAACAAAAAGTATAACCAAATGTTTTTATAAAACATTATTTAACTATTACGCATGAAAAAGAAAGAGGCTTCATTGTTCTGCCTGCTAGAGGTTAAGAAAAAAAGCAAGCATCTATCATGGATTGAACGAAAAATGTACAAACGGCTTTTGCCATATTATACCCATTACACAGATGAAGTATATAAGGCTAGAGATAGAAAAGCTGTAACCGATGATGGAACCGTATTTAAGACAAAAGAAGGAAGAACTTTAGAAAAGTCCTTCCTTAACAAGAATCTGGTTCTGACAAAAATCGGAGAAAAAGAGCTTATTGATTTAAAGATGGAATGGATGAAAGAGTATCTGAATCAGTCTTTTGGCTGGATTCCGAAGAAAGTAATAGAGTTGACTCTACAATATCTATCCGTTGTTTTAATTGCTCTATTTCTTCTTTATTTTGTGTTGTAAGATGAAGGAAATATAGAAAAATCAAACTTTTCAATATCGACTTTATTGGATGGTAATTGTTTAGGCTTCTTTCCAAATGTTCCTTTTTGGAAAAACAAAAAGCATTATAGATGCTTTTGACAGGAATAAACAGAATACCTACAACAATTGAAAGCCATGCGTAATAATAAATAAAATCATCCATGTAATAAAATAAATCATTCATAACGATACAAGTTTAAGGGTTAATAATTATAGTGCGAATATAACAACAAATGAATTAACATGAAAACAATTGAAAGAATTAAAATGTTGATTTCTGAAAATGCCAAATCAGAAAGAGATTTCGCAATGAAGATTGGCGTGAATCAAGTTACGCTCAACAACTATACTGCCAACAAGCGCAAACTTAGTTTAGAAATAATAGAAGCCATACTCAACGCTTTTCCTGAGATAAGTGCTGAATGGCTGCTTCGTGGTACAGGTTCCATGATGTTAAACGAGACTAGCGATTCTATTAAAGCAAATGATTTTGATGAAGCTTGGTATAAAAAGGTAATAGACGACCAGCACGATACTATATCACTATTAAAAGAGAAAGTTAAATTCCTTGAAAAACAAATTGAAGAAAAGAGAAATGTCAATTACGGTTAAACAATAACGAATCCGAAGTTGTTTCTTCTACAAAATACAAATCTCATTCTAATACCATTTTTATTATGGAAGAAACTATAAAAAATGTCATTTCCGACCTGCAATACAAGGTTGATGTACTCAAACAAGAAAAACAATATCTACTGGATATGTGCCGCAATTGCGAAACATGCGCACAGCGATTCTGCTGCCAGTACTGCAAGAATAAAACAGCAAAGGTCATTGCCATCAGAATAAAAAGAAAATAAGGATAGAGAGATTATAATAGACGCTATTTTTAAGTTGTTATTCTAATTATTTGAAACGGTTGCTATCAGTGATGACAGCAACCGTTTATTTTATATCCCTTAATTACCTTTGTGTACAAAGTAATGGAACGGCATCCTCTAAGGGATGTTCTCAATTTCAAAGCTTTCCGGATCTACAGTATATTGTATTACTTTCCGTACTGCTGCATCAGCCTGTTTCTGCATCACTCGCACATAATTGTAAATAGGTCTGTTCTTTTTCACAGACTGCCCTATACAATACTCCACCACCTCTGTCCTTATTCCTATCATAAAAGCGAACTGTGCGAATGTTTTTCTGCCGGCATAGTAAGAGAATGAAGTTTGAATGCCTATATGTTGTGCCAAGGCTGCGAAACATTTGTTGACATAACGTTGCAGATTCTTGTACCCGTTACAAAACGATAAGTTCAACCTGTTTCCCAGAATGTATTTATTGATGATTGTTTTCGCCTCATCGGGTATGGTCAAAGATGTAGTTCTTTCTCCCGTCTTGTGTTCTGCACTCTTTTTTCGGACGTATGTCATTGTCTTGCTTGACAAATCCGTCTCAACAAGGTCTGCAAGGTTGATCCCACCCAAGTAGAACGACAGGAGGAATAGGTCACGCGCCAGTATGAGTTTGCTGTCAGATGTTACCATGTCCCGAATACGCTGGAACTGCGTGACGGTTATGTCCATCAGCTTGGGTTCAGATTGCGGCATGGTAAATCCCTTGAACGGGTGTTCGTCATACTTCACCAACCCTTCGTCTATAGCTTCATTGATAGCAGCCTTGAAATGGGTCATGCGCATCTGTATATTCCCCTTCGCATATCCTCTGCGCTGCATCCCCTTGAAGAGCGTTTCCCGGATATCACGTTTTGTCAGGTAATCTATAGGTATATCACCAATGAGAGACACGATAACCTTGCAGGTATAGCGGTTCATTTCCGCGTATGAGATTCTCTTTTCTTTTTCAAGACGCTCTATTCTTCTTTCAAAGAGCTGCCGCACCGTTATCACCTCAGCTTCCTCCCCATCCTTCATCAACACTTCTTTCAACTGTGCACAGCTGGAAAACCTATTCAGATTGAGACCTTCCATCCGTTCCCGGTATATACCCAGCACATACTGTATTCTTTTGTTCATGATTGCCGCATCCTTGCGGTAACACACCTTTCCGTTTTCAAACTGGTATTCATCATCAACCTCGAATTCGGTAGAGATATACCGAACTTCCTTCTTAAAAGTTAAAGATACATAAATTCCAAGTTTACCCGACAATTTACGTCTGTTCGGGAGGATTTTTAAGTTTAAGGTAGCCATAATTTGATACTTTTAAAATTCCAGCGACAAACCCTAGCGACAAACCTTATAGCTCACCAGTGGGTTTTCTGTCACTTTTTTTTAAAAGCGTATATGAAAGACATCTTGCTTATAAAAAGCAAAAACACAACTGAAAATCAACAATTTATATTGTGTTATCAGTTGTGTTTTGTAAGTGATTCCGTTGCGATTCGAACGCAAGACCCACGCCTTAGAAGGGCTACAAGTACAATCACTTTTTATAACTGATTTACAAGCAATTATCACGCATGTCAAAAAAAATGCCGACAAACCCTTTGACAAACCCTAGATTGTCATTGGCTATCGCATTGCGATTAATATTTTAATTCACGACAAAATTAAAGAGGAAAAAGACAATATGAACGCCTTCCCCCTCTTTAATTACAGTTATTTAACCAAACAAGAAATATCCTCGTTATTTTTCAACTTATCAAGATATAACAGGACTCATTTTCATATCAACATTAATGCTTCCTGTAATCCTGCTTCAAGTGCTTCTTCGTAGGTATTATAATGGATAATAGGTCTGTTAGACAATCCTACTAAGTCGTGATTCGGAATTGTTAGTATATCATATATCCAATAATTTCCATACATATAGGATATTTCAATATGGAGGCATTTAGTGTCACGCAGCCACTTTTGTGCAATGGACTGAGCGGGACGACTATAACACAATTTTGGCAAATTCTTATTCGTTCGGAACACAGATTGCATTATCCGATTATTGTCCTCTTTAATAATATCTTTACAATACTCATTAAATCCTTTCTCTTTCAACAGTTTAGCTGTTCCTAATGTTACAAGTTCTTCGGTCATAACTATTTCTTATTTAATTCATTCAACACTTTCTGTACTAATTCATAACGTGGTAATTGCCAATCCTTCGCAATATCATCTATTTTATCGTCATAATGATTGTCGTAAACATACTGATTAAGGTTATCTATAAATCCATCATCGTCAAGTCCTTCATCGCAATCATCAAACATATCAAGTTCACAGGCTAACTTGGAACATTCACAGTGGGATACCCAGTCATCAACACGACCGTCATAAACATTGGTCTGTCTGTTGTATTTTTCTCCAACGGAAATTACTCCACCGCAAAAATTGCACCTGTGCTCTTTACGAGCGACAGGAGTTTTATCTCTTAACACTTTCATAGTTATTCTCCTTTCTTCTTTTCACATTCTTCACAATGCAACTTATAAGCATGGGCAAACATTCGTAGAGTAACAGGCTCAAAGTTAAAATCCGCCTGTTTCCCTTCTATAACAACAGAAACACACAATTGTCCATCGCAAAAGTCAATATACGCTTCACCACCTCCATTTCCTTTAATGGAAAGTGTTTGTGTCTGTACGCTATTCATTATTCACCTCCTTTAATCTTTTAATTAGTGCATCAGCGCAATTAACCGCATATTTAGCGATTGCATCAGAATTACCCCCACAGTCATCTGCTACAACAGCCTTAATAATATCTTTCGCTAATTCGTACCTACGTTGTTCCCAATCAATTACTAAATTCCCAACATTCAAAAAATCAAGTTCGCATTCTCTGAAAACCATATTATCGCACACATATAGGTTATCTCCGCTATGTTGCGCGTTGATATTTACTTTGGGAATTACATCTACCAAAACTCCTGTTGATTTTATTCTTGCTTTCATTATTCCTCCTTTGTTTTTATCTCAATTTTCAAATCACCAAGCACCTCTTCCATTATCACCTCTTTAGTTAAGTTTCTAATAATAGAAAAATCATGCCTCTTTATTTCATCAGTCACCATACATCGAATAAAATTTTCTATGTTAACATCATCTCCATAAGTATTTCTAAAGATACGCATAGCTTCCCGTTTAACAAGAGGTAAAATAATTTCTCTTATATCCTCCTTAGATAACTTAAGTTCATTGTGAATATAATTTTTCACTGCTCTATATTCTTTACTTCTACTCATAACGTATTATCTTTTCTTTAACTCCAGTAGTGTTACTACAGGAAGGGCATGGGATAAATATTACATTATACCCTTCTCTTTGGTCAAAAAACTCACTGTGTATATCTGATTTCTCAAATTCAAATTCACATCCACATCTGTCACAACGCCGGAAGTAAATCGGTTTTTTCTTATTAGCTTCTTTAGTAATCTTTATTGCCATAATTAATCTACTTAATCTTTAGGTTTAACTACGATAACTTGTATCTCAAAAGGATTCTTGATTTGTTCTCTAGGGATTTTTCGTATAGCTCTTACAGTATCAATTATTTGATCAGATAGTTCTTTGTTATCCATATTAATCTCCTTTCTCTTTAATCCGTTCAAGTACATCCTTGTTGGCTTCTAGTATATCATCAAAAGAAGGGATAGGCATCCACATGTCACACTCGTAGTCGTTCCAATCCTCAAATTCAAATCCTCCGTCTGTCGCAACGTATGGCGATCTCCCAGGTGAAACAACGATATAGCCACTAACAATCGCTCCATTTGATACCATTCTGCAAAGGACAAGCTTATTTGGCTCAGGCAACCGTTCCTTAACACTTATCCAAGGAGATTGCTTGGATTGCCACTCGGCACCTTGAACGAAATTCATCTCTCCAAACTTTGCCAAATCTTTACCAAACAAAGTTCTGTCAACTGTCCTATGATTAAATAGGATATTTTCCTTCGCTGCTTCTTCTACTGTCTGTTTCATATCTGTTCCGTTATGTATAAATTGTTTTTCCATAAATTTTAGCAGCAGCGTATTCAAGATTACACCCCTTTGAGTCAACCCAACCAGGCGCAAAATAAACAGCATCACATTCCAATAGCCCTTCTATATCCTTACCCATGTGATAGGAGTATGGTTTTTCGCTATCTGGGGATAAATCGAAAGGTGTCACAACCTCAAAACCTTCCTCTTCCCACATTAGCTTGTAACTTTCTGCTTCCAAAGCAACGGCGTTAAGTGAGAAGCCACTAATTGGCAGGCTGATATATAGTTTCTTTTTCTTCATTTCTATATCGATTTGAATTATTTTTTCCGTTGAATTTTCTTTGCCATCTGTCGCAACTGTCTGGCCTTATCTAGCGAACGTATGCCTCTACAATTGTCTTCAATTATTAATGCCGCTTCTTTTAATAGTCTGAGCAATCGTACTGTATCTGTCTTACATATTTCCATTATTCGCTTGCTATAATGATTACTACCTTGTTCTTTACATCAAACCTGTAAACGGGTAGTGGTACGGATGTTCGGACATATTCCTTGTTTTCAGATTTCATATAATATCGGGAAAATTCCACAGAAGCCTCTTCTCTGTTCACCGCTATTATCGAGATATAGTTATCTTCGTCTATTTTAAAGCGATAATAATCCATGCCTGCTTGTTTTATAATATCATTGGCCTCCCTGTACCTAGATATGCTCAACCGGCTGAATGGGAGCGAATGAAGTGATATCATCTGATCAATAGCTAACTTTGTACTGTCATACAGGTTTATCCCGTCTTCAGGTATTGTATAAATCTGCAAATTCAAGCTGTCGGCCTGTTTATCCGCACCTATAAGAAGATTATTAATCCAACGACTGATATTGACGCCTTTTGCTTTCTGCCTCTCTATCATCTGCGCCACATCCGGAGTCGGTCTAAAATTGATTATTTCTGCCATATATTAAATGTATTACGATTATTACATAACACAAATTAATATGACAACTGTAATACAATGGTTATCCAATTTCCAAAATATACACCAATATTGTCAGTCTTCATGCCCTTCCTCTCCTTCTTCATCGGCAGTCGGATCAGGCAAGTTTCTGTACCTTGCATTGAGCTGGGCTATCTTCTGCTCCGCTGAAAGATCTCGTTTTGCGTTTTCTTTAAAGTCTACGGACGAAAGAGACGGCATGGCATATTTGATAATTCGGGAAACAGCAAGCACTTTATCACTAGGATCATCAATAGCCTCTATTATCTCTCCCATACTCTCAATAAACGGAGCCAGTTGCTCCATAAGCTTGTTTCGATAATGACGGACAGTCCTATATCCTTTTTTAACTCCCCCCACCTTTGGATGTCCTATTGTAAATTTACCATTTTCATCATGAAGAGGCTTTGTGTTTTCCTTAGTGCAAAGATGCAATAATTCCGGACGGGCAAACATGGTAATCCCATTGTCAAGTTCCACGCATATATTATCGTCCGACTCAACTTTGACAACCGTGCCTTTCCATGAGGTTCCATCAAGAGCCACCTTGTCCCCTTCCTTATACAATATACTTCCGTCTTGCATTATATCAACATGATACAAATGTAACTGATTACTTTTGATATTAAATAATAAAGTGCAATTTACGATTTATGGGACTTTTATCCAGTGTTCTAGGCGGCAATAAAGCCTATAAGGAATCAATCAAAGATCTTCAAAAGGCGAAGGATCTTGAAATGAACTATTATCAGGAACAGGCTTACGCTGATCCTCTTCAGGACAGTGCGAATCAGGCGGCTCTGCGTCAAGCCAGAGAACTGCTGATGGCAAACAACAAACGGACAGCAGGAAGCGCCGCTGTAACAGGTGCTACAGATGAGAGCGTTGCCTTGCAGAAGCAGGGAACCAACCAGTCACTTGAAAATATTACGGCCGGAATAGCCTCAACCGCCACTGCCAAAAAAGATCAGGCCATGAAAAATTATCTGGATGCAAACCGATCATATACGGAGGCTATCAATAATGTGAAACAACAACAGGCTCAACAGGAATCATCGGCATTAGGAGGTCTTCTCAATACAGGTATAACGGCTGCGGCTACTGTTTTCGGTGGCCCCATAGGCGGTGCTGTAGCCAGTCAAATCACTAAAAAGAAATAGCAGGTATGGCAGTTACGGACAGATATACCAATTATCAAAAAAGAAAAGAAGCTGCCGGCATTGTCAATCCGGAGGAAGAGCGGCAGATCCATGATGAGTCTGTGACGAGACAAGCTGAGGAAAACGCACGGGAACAGTTGCCGTTACGTCCCACGGTGGCTGTTCAAAAACCTGCGACGAGTGTGTCTACAGTCAATACCGTTCAAGAACGGGAAAATGCGGACAAGCTTCCCGTCCAGCTTCCTGGTACAGAAAAGCCGTGGCAGGAAATGAGCGCACAAGAAGCCTATGCGGCTCATCCCCAGCTGTCACCGGCCGCATACCTGTCAGGAGTGGCTTCTTATCGCAAGCAAAAAGGACAAGAGGGATTATCTTACACCGAACTTGCAGAAGCCTTGAGAGGAAGGGACCCGTTACAAAGCGAGGAGGACAGGATTAACGCCGAAAGACGTTTACGTGCCGCCGAGAGCATCAATGCTGTAGGAAGTGTTCTAGCCAATCTGGTGAATGTGGTAAGGACACGAAGAGGCAATCCGTCAATGAATCTTTCAGGAGCCGGACGTGAAGGCCAAGCACGTATTGACAGAATACGCCAATACAGGGACAATCTGTCACGTCAGAATTATCAGAACTATATCGGAGCGATCGCACGTGACAGAGCTGAACAGGCGAGAATAGATGTAGAGCAGGCTCGTCAAGACCGATGGAAGGCACAACAAGCAGCAGCAGAACGGGAATACAACTGGAACACATATAAGTTTGAAACCGAGCAGGCTGCAAAAGCGGCAGAATCCAAACGTAAGGCGGAAGAAAACGCCGCTAAACAGGCGGAAATCGAAAGACATAATAAAGCCACAGAGGGAATCAGTCTAATGAGAATAGATAATGATTCTCAAAAGCAAAATGGCAAAAAAAATAAATATCCTTCATATCGCATAAGTGGGAAAAAAGGCTTTTCCGGCAGTACAAGAGCCTATAACCTGAATAAAAATGAAGATGTCGCACTAATGTATAACGATTTGGAAAAAACATTTGGCCTTGAAGCGGATAAACGCCCCAAATCCATAAAAGGCATGAGAGATTATATTCTCTCCATTTATGGGAAACAGCAAAAAGTGGAAAGCGGAGAAGCGTTCAATCCCTCTTCAAAACCGGAAAACAAATCATGGTCATTGAAGGGGAATAATAGTTGGTCACTAAAATAACATGAATCATGCAAGATAATAATACAGCCAGAAAGAAAGTATATGACGTATTAAGGGATAAAACCGGATACTCTGACTCATATGAGGATTTTAACAAATTCATGGATGAAAATGAGGAAGCCAGAAAGAAAGTATATGACGTATTAAAGGATAAGACCGGATACTCTGACTCATATGAGGACTTTAATCAATTCATGCAACCAGTTGATTCCTCTGTACAAATACAGCAACCTAACAACACCCCTCAAACTCCAAAGTCTGATTACTTTCAAACAGGCAACGGATATGACCCTGTTTCAAGAACATATTCAGGTGGTGTCGGAACACAGGAGGAAGCGGACAGGATTTTTGATATGAGAAACTATAATCCCAGCACACGTCCCGGCTTACGTGAACAAGTGCATTCAAAAGACAACTTTCAGTTTATCCCCCCCTCCACATCGCAAATGGAGTCAGACAAGGCGGAGGTTTCAGCTAGATATCAATTTTCTCCGATAAATTTGGGAGAAAGATTGAAAGTAGATATGGACAAAGGAAAATTGGACAAACTATTTACGGTTGAAGAAGAAAGCCGCTTGGACAAGGAATATACCCCGCGTTCCATATCGTCCATGAATGATGTATATAACAACTATCGTGACAGGTTTGCCCTGACAGAAAGAGGAAAACAGCTTTCGGAAGAAATGGCCGGAATACAGAAGGAGATTCAAGACAAATATGCCAACCGGTTTCTTGCCTCAGACGAATACAGGAAGCTGTCACAACAATATAAAGGGAACGAACTTAACCAAAAAGCAAACGAAGCGTTTCAGAAGACCTACGGAGAGGTCATTAGCAAGGAATTGGAATCATATCAGGACGTATACAATAAAGAGATAACTTCACGTTACGGTACAGACATGAAGCGTGATCTTGCCGGATTTGTCAAAAAGAGCGTAGGCTCCCATCTTAGCACCCTGACCAATGAAGTAAACAAAGACCTTGATGACATAGAGGAAAAGATTACCAAACAAAAGAAAATACTAAGAAACGATTCCGGTAATGCGATGGTGAATGCCAGAATGAATACAAGGGAAGATCCTACATTAGCACAGTACCGAGGAGAAAGGACTTATCTGGAAGGGGCGAAAGACCTTATTGATGAATCGAACAATATTATAGAGGAAGCCGGGAAGAAAGGAAAAACAAACTTTTTTAGCGGTCTAGCGCGTGGTTTCGCCGATACCGCATTTGATCCCAAACAATGGACTTTAGGCATATCCGACATGATAGGCGGCATCCGTCTGAAAAATGTGGTGGAGAAAGCGGATAAAGGAGAAAAGCTCTCACCTTCTGAAGAGAAGTTGCTTGACGCCGCTGTCACCAACATGGCGGTCAACGCCTATTATTCCTCCGATTTGGGAAGAGGATACAAGGCTGGACAAACCACAGGAGCCAGTATCCCGTTCATGCTGGAATTCGCCATAAACCCGATATCGGCGGCAGGTGAGGGAATAGCCAAAAGCATTCTAAAATACGGTATGAAGAAATTCGGCGCGTCCGCCATGAAAAAAGGAATGTCAAAAATGGGGGCACGTCTTGCCGGAGACGCTTTGGCCGCAGCAGGAATGGAAGGAACAACAGGACTGGCGCGTGTCACCGCAGGAGCACAAGACAGAATGATGGGGAATATTCTGTTTGATGTTGACAAGGATGGAAACTTGACTTATGGAGGACGTGAAGGAGGAATGGATATGGGTAAAGCCATCGGCAAATCAATCGCTTCCACTTTTCTTGAGAACCAATCCGAGATGATTTTCAACGCATTCAAAGGACTGGGCAAAGGAATATGGAAGAATGTGGAAGAGACCGTTCCCGGTGGCGCAAGTGAATTCATGAAATATATAACGAACAGCAGGGCCGGTAAGCTATACAGGGAGATAAAGGACAACCCTACTTTCAAAGAAGCCGCAAAAAAAGCGCAGTTCCACGGGCTACCCGAAGAATATATGGAAGAGGTGTATAATAATCTTGCAAATGTCCCGTTAGGTGAAATGACCTTGGAAGAAGCCACAGACCTTGACAACAATATAGACACATTCCTTGGACTGGCTCCCACTTCCGTCGCTTTCGGCTTATTAGGACTTGGAAGCATGGGGGCTGAAAGGGTAAGACACCGCCAGAAGATGAATGCGGCTTTCGGAAACATGACCAAAGAACAACAGGAGAAACTGTCCGAACTGGAACGTATGTCAAAAGAACGTGGCAATGACGACATAAGGATTTTCATCAAAGAAACCATGAATGACGGTAGCCTCAACAAGGAAGAGAAAAAGGCCGAGATAGAATATGCGTTTGACATTGCGAAGAACAATGCCATGGAGGACATTGCAGGAGAGCAGACCCGTGAGGAGTCCGAAAAGCGCACGGCAGCACAAGAAGAGGGAACGGATATCTATACAACTCATGATCCAGTAGCCATGCGCACGACAGTCCTCCGTGAGGAAGTTTCCCGTGAACGCCTTTCATCCGTACTGGATGATGAAGCCATAGATGCGCTTGCCGGTGCCAATGACGCCCAACGTGCGGAAATACTGGATGTCATGGACGAAGAGACCAGACGTTTGGCTACGGACTACCTACGGCAGAAAGACCGTCATGACGCAGTTGAGGACGCATTGGATGAGGCTCATGCTTCCGAATATGAACAGGCGGCTGTCAAAGTCCAGCAAATGTCTCCCCAAGGACAAGTTGTCACTATTCCGTTAGGAAGATTCGGAGATAAGGAGCACAGTTACGGAGTTGTCATAAATGGTATAGATGCCACTGGGCAACCCAGAGAAACAGGCACACTCATGGTAGTGCCATTGGAAAACGGTCCAGAAGGTCCGATATTCGCCTCATTTGATGAGAATAATGCCAAGACTGTAAGAATCAATGCAGACACAGAGATCTCAATGGTCGGACGGGATCAAGTTCTTGAACAAATGCTTGGCGCATACAACGCCGATGCCGCAATCATGGAAGCACAGCCCATATCCGCAGGACAGACATTCAGCATAGCGGATAATAATGGCACAATGACCGGCATTTCTGTTGTTGGTCAGGATACAATGGGCAATTGGTCCGTACTCATGGAAGGAAGTCGGGAGCCGGTTTCTGTCAGCGATGAACAACTCCGGGCCATGAAAGACAATGTGGACAAAGCCGGAATACGGACTGAATACGCACAAGAGGATGAAAATAGAAGACAGGAAGAGTTAATTCGGAAATTCAGTCCGGAAGTACTTGCATTACAACCCGAAAAAGGTGACAAGATATATACAGGAGGCAAAGAGATAGTACTTGATGAGGAAGTTCCCGGCGGATGGTCCGGGAAGATCATAGACAACAACGGTAATGAAACAGGTTCCGTACTCGTGACAGAAGAGCAATATTTCAAATACAAACAGTCGCTATTTGACGCACAAAGAAAAGATGATGCGGAAGCGGCTCCGGAAATCGGCGCCTCCTATATCACTCCAGAAGGAGAAAGTATGACCATTATCGGTTTTGATGAGGAAATCGGAGGTATGTTTGTCGTTCCAACCGATGAGTACAATGAGGTCAAAAGCGATGAGGTATCAATGAATATATTGGAAAATGAAGCATACCAGTTAGGTGCGGTTCCCGTCCAAGAGTACACCGATTGGGTGAAAAAATCCAAGAGTTCAACAAATGAAACCGCTCCTGAAGGAAAAGAGATGGGAAACCAACCATTGCAGGAAAGCACAGAGAGTCCGACTTACGAAAAATCCGAACTGGACAAACTTATATCCTCCTTTCCTAAAAAGAAGGACGGAAGCATTGATTATGAATTTCTGACGCCACAGCAGTCATTCCAATACACAAATCTGACAGAATCACTTGAAACCGCTCTGGATGACTTGAGAAAGGATATAGAGGCGAGTGATGCACAGATAGCTAAATTGAATGAATCCCTGTCATCCGCCACACGGGGAAAAAGAAATGAGATAAGGGACGCTATTAGAGAAGCAAAAGCGGAGAATGAAGAAATAAAGAATTTCTACAACTCTGTCATACCCATAACAGAAACTAATAATAACCAAACAAATGGAATATCAGAAAGCAGTAAGACTGGCACGAATGGAAATGACACAAATGAGCCCGTACCAGTTTCAGAAACAAGCGAACAAGGCAAAGAAAGAGGAACTGAGAAGAGACCCGAAGCTAAGGGAACAGGTGAAGAACGCATGGGACCAGAGGGAATTCCGGACACTGGCAGGAAAAATAGTATTCAGAAGCCTGCTGCGAAAATATCTGAGTCAATAACGGATACGGAGCTTCCAGAAAATCCTCTTGTTCAGGAAATTCTGTCACGTACCGAGCCGGAAACTTTGGAAGAGCTTGCATCCTTGGTACTGGGAAAATCCCTGTTCCTGCAAATGACAGGAGAAAGAAGTGTCAGAAACATGACTGGCTTAAGTCACAAAGACCTGACGCCATTTCTTTCCATCTTCAGAAAAAAAGAGAAGGGGGGTATGACCGTAGAAGAAGCCGGAGACAGACTGATAAGCATCGCCCATGAAAGTTATCCGGCAATAGTGGCGAAAGAAGGACTGGAAAATGACAATACCGGCATGGCCGGCACAAACGCGATCCTATCCGTTCTACAACAAAGCCGAACTTTTGGTGATATCAGCAATATGATAAGAAACAACAGAACCACAGAAGCGCAACGCGCCATAGATGCGGAAAAAGAATATGAGGATGAACTAAAAGAACAATTCTACCAAGAACAATACCACATGTCTCCGGATGAATATGAAGCATGGGTTAATGATGAGGCCTTTTCTGAATCAAATGTCTATTCGAATGAAGAAAAGTCTGAATTTTATAATACATTTGCCGATAAAATAATAAAGCAACAAGAATATGACAACAGAAGAGAGAATCCAACTGACGAAGGAATCGGAACGCGTAAAAGCGATGAGCAAGGAGGAATATTTGGCATACGCGAAAGAGGCGATGCGGTTCTGCAAGGAGAAAAACCTGTTCATGCCGTCGGAACTGAAGGATATCAAGGAAAATCCGGACAAATGGAAGGACAGACTGATGAAGGACTGCATCCTCAGAATGACAATGTACAAGATAACACATCCACAAACAAACTCCTAGACCATATCGCGGAAGCACGCGAAATGGTCGACACCTCTCCTACTGAAGCGCAGAAGGAAGCCGGGAACTATAAGAAAGGTCACATTAAACTTGATGGATATGATATTACCATAGAAAATCCGAAAGGATCCGTCCGTAGCGGAAAGGATGCCAACGGACAGGAATGGAGCATTACCATGAACAACGACTACGGCTATATCCGTGGCACGAAAGCCGTGGACGGTGACCATATAGACATCTTCCTGTCAGACAATCCGTCCGAAGGAAATGTGTTTGTAGTAGACCAGCTCAATGAAAAGGGTGAATTTGACGAAAGTAAGGTAATGTACGGTTTTCCGTCTATGGATGAAGCACGTTCCTCTTATCTTGCAAACTATTCTCCCGGTTGGGAGAACCGAATAAGTACCATTACAGAAGTAACGAAGGATGAGTTCTATAAATGGATTGATTCTTCTGTAAAAAAGACAAAGCCGTTCTCTGAATACAAGAGCGTGAATCCTGTGCAACTTGCACCTTCCATAGAATCCGCCAATGCGGACAGAATGAAGGACATAGAAACAAGACTGGCCGAAATAGAGGACAGGAAGATAGAACTGGAGGATATTCTGGTAGAAGCCGGAAATGACTCCGTTGAGAGAGACGCTGTTTTCTCCGAGCAACAGGAACTGAACCAGGAACAGCAGGAACTTGAAGCCGAATATTCCGGCTTACGCGCAATGAATGACGAAAGCAATGAGATACTTACTTCCGAAGGCAGTGACATCCGGTTTCGCGAGGTTGGAAATGAGGAAATAAGTTCTTTCGCCAACAAGCACAACCTTGATGAAACCGATGTAAAAAAGTACGCACAATCCATGAAAATGAAAAATCTGGGTGGCGCAAGTTATGCTTTCAAATCAATCAGCAGAAATGTGCGTCTCCAGAACTCCAACCTGTCATTAGGGCAATTCGTAAAAGTTTTTTCTCCGATCAAAAAAGAGCTGTATGAAAAGTTCGGTGATGTGGATGCCTTGAGAGATGAATACGTGCAAGAGGAAATGAAAGCCCGTAACATGATGGAAGCCGCCCGTAAACGTGCGGAGGAAGAAGCCGAATCGGAAAAGAAGCGTCTAAAGGAATTTGAACTGATGACGGATGAAGAGATGGATGAGGCCTATTTCAAGGCTATGGAAGAAAATAATGAAGCCCGTATGCGTGACATCATACACGAATCCGCACGAAGAAACGGTTATGTTTCCGCCGATGAATTCAGAATGGCACACCGCGCCCCCTCTTATGATGAGGAAGGTATTGATAAAAACATGGTTGACATTGCCGCAAACAAAGATCAGATACGCGAATCCTTAAATGAGCAGCTTCGCATGAACAGGGATCAATACAAAAATGAAAGTGCCGCCGCAATCAATGAAGCATTGTCTGCCATTGACAAAGGAGAAAAACCGACCGTTACCATCTATCGTGCCGTTCCAAAATCATTGAAAGAAGGAAAGGTAAGAAACGGTGACTGGGTTTCCCTGTCTGAATCCTATGTAAAAGTTCATGGAGAACATGCCTTAAACGGCAATTACAGAATTATGAAGGAAGAAGTACCAGCCGAAAATCTATATTGGGACGGAAATGATATCAACGAATGGGGATATGATGACAGGAGCGATTACCGCTACAAGAATACAAAAAACAACCGAAAACTGAATGACCTGATAACCCGTGACGACAAAGGTAATATTATTCCTCCTTCCAAGCGATTCAATGCAAGAAAAGCGGATGTAAGATATCGTTTTATTGGAGAGAAAGGCGCATCCCAACTGGATAAGGCAGAGGAAGCAACTACCCGCCTTGATAACCTGAATGTGGCACGAGAGATGGAATCCGCTTTCAATACGAAGAAAGAGCGCATTGAGAAGCTGCGGAAGAGTGAGCCGATAGAGATTACGGGTAAAGAGATAGAACCGAGCGATGACTTGAAACAGTACAAAAAAAATGCGTTGGAATATGGAAAGTCATTACGTGGAGAATATATCAATAAAGATACGGGAGCTATTATCTCTGTGACAGGAGGCAATAGTCGGGGAGGTATTCGTGAAATATTGCAGCATGATTATAAGGATGTAGAACATCTGCAATCTATCGCAGCCGTACCTCAGATTATTGAAAACTCCGTCTTCATTGAAGAACTTGCCAACGAAGATTTGGAGAAATATCCCGGTGTAAAATCATTCTCTTATTATGTATGTGGATTGAAAATAGCCGGTGTTGACTATACTGTGAAAGCTGTTATCGCCAATCAAAACAATGGAGAACGGTATTATGACCACAAACTGACTAACATAGAGAAAGGCAAATTACTATCCATTGCCCCAACAATACAAAAAGCTGGAATAGATGGTAACTCGCCTTTATCTGATGTCAAAGATAAGCGTTTGCTTTCGATTCTCCAAACAAATGAAAAAGAAAATGCTAGGAAAATCAAGCAGGCTACAGGTTGGGAACGTGGGGCTGACGGAAAATGGAGATATGAAGTGGAGGATTTCGAGATTGATCCGAAAGGACTTGCGCGAAAAAACAGACTTTGGTCCAACCTGTCATGGGGCAAAGAGTATGATGCGCTAAGCGACAAACTGTTTGATGGAGTAGAGCTGACGGAAGAAGAAGCAGCCCGTTTTGATGAATTATCAGAAAAGGCAGAAGAACTTCGCGCCACATACGAAGCGAACGACGTGCATTATCTTGACGATTATGTGAAGGATGAGAATTTGTTTAAGACTTATCCGGAGTTGAAGCAGATACGCGTGGAGATATACAACGCCCCTACAAGCAATACGGGAGCGACTTATTATGGAAGCCAAAACTTGATACGTGTGAATGAGTTTGTTCTAGACAGGGCGGATTTCCGTAGTATCTTAGCGCATGAGGTACAGCATGCCGTACAATCAATTGAAGGATTCGCTCGTGGTGGAAACAGTATGACTTATAGAAAATACCTTGACGCATTAAAAGAAAAGCGCGATGCCTGGTCCATGATTGAAGAGTTTGCTGACAAGCGTGAGGAACTTGGAGAAGACGCTTCACAGATGGATGTTTATAATGCTTTGGTAAATGAATATCACTCAGATGGATTCGAGTTTGGGGATGGCTTTATCCCCAGCCGTAATGCTTTTGATAAGGGATTCAATCTTTGGGTGCGAGGTTATGATAAAGAAGGATATGAGGATGCTTATAATGAGTATCAATCTCTTATTGAAAAATTTGGACTTGGTGGAGAAAACGACAGATACAATGAACTATCAGGTGAAGTTGAAGCACGTAATGTACAATCCCGTATGAATATGACACCTGAGAAACGCCGCAATACTCTTGCTTCGGAAACGGAAGATGTAGCACGAGAAGACCAGATATTTATAAACGACGCTTTGGAGGCTTATGCTTCTGTGTCTGCTCCCATGAATACAGCAGTGAATGAACTTTCTGAGTCTCTTCATACACCTATAGAAAAAATCACTTCCGAAGACCAGCTACCACAAGGCGAGGCGCGCAGACGTATCGAATCAGGAGCCAATATCAAAGGATGGTACTCACCAAAGGAGAACAAGGTATATCTATATATGCCAAACACAACATCCGTGGAGGACGCACAGGCGACTATATTCCATGAGGTGGTGGCACATAAGGGATTGCGTGAGCTGTTCGGAAAGGACTTCGATACCTTCCTTGACAATGTATACAACAATGCCGCACCATCAATCAGACAGGCCATCAACCGGATGGCGGAAAATGAGAACATATCCATCCGTACAGCAACTGAAGAATATATGGCAGACCTGTCCGAACGCGGACCGGCTACCTTTGCGGAGCAGTCCTTGTGGACACGAATCAAAGCCTTCTTTATAGACATGCTCCGTAAAGCGAAAGTGAATCTGGGATTTGAACTGACGGACAATGAGCTGAGATACATCCTTTATGAAAGCCACAACAGACTGAAACAGTCAAACTATCCTGTTGATGTGGCAAAGGAAACCGTCATGCGTTCAAAACTGGGAATTGGTGAGTTCTCAGGCAGTTCACGTACCATCCCGTCTGTTCCTCAGGGAGAGACCTTGTTCCGTATTCCAGGAAAGGAAGAAAAGAAGGAGATTATTAAAAATCTGAAAGAAGAGATACGGGAATTGAAAAAGCAATTGGATCAGGCACGAAAAGGAAATAAAGAGGAATACGAGACTGCGTCAAGAGCCATGCTTTCCTTTATAGATCAAAGACTGACCAAGGAAGCGGGAGAAGAAATGGGGCCACATATGATAAAGTCACTGATTGCCCAAGTAAACAAGGCCGCATCAACAAATAAACTCAAGGAACCACTAAATCTTGTTGAAAAGTTGATAAACTATGCCCAATATGACAGTTCGGTGAAAAGGATGCAAAAAATGATAAAAACGAAGCTTTCCGGGCAGGATACAAGAGGCGTATCAAAAGGGATAGTTGTTGATGAGGCTACCAGACGTGTGTTTGACAGTATACGATCCGCTTACAAAGACCTGTTGCTAACAAGCGCTGACAGTGAACTCCGTGCCGTAAGAAGCGAAATTGTAAAACTGGGAAAACTCATAAAATCTGAGACATCCCCTGAAAGCATCACCATACTTACCGGTCAGCAGAATGAAATGAAAAGCCGAAGGGATAATCTATTAAAAGAAAGAGCCGAACTGCTGAAAACTAAAGAACTTGAATCCGTTGAAGAGATACGGAAGCGCCGGGAAGAGCTAGAGAATGCCATGGATGAAGCGGCGGAAGGAACAGGTGTGTTCACACAGACTATGGCCGATGAGTATGATTCTCTTTCCATACGCGAACTATTGGCCGAATCCAGAAAAATGAAACGAGATCTGGACAAACTGGAGGGCGATCTTGTGACCACCAGAAGAGCCGCCTACAACAACAAGGGTGAAGCACGAAAGTTTTATCTGCAGGAGGCTGAGAAAATAGCTGCACAGATACCCGTAGCGCAGGAAGAGTTAATAAGGATAACCGATAATGTGTACAATGAATTGAAAGAACTTGTTGATACCGGGAAAAGCCGCCTTGCCATGCTGAACAAGGAAAAAGCCGCGCACCGGGGAAGAATTATCAGCATGGGAATAAATGCCGTAAAAGATAAAAGAATAAAAGGTATAAACGAGAAAGAAACAAATATGGAAAAAACTGTGTCCATATTGCAAAGCATCGGTGACTTTATCGCCTATCCCATGTATAGTTTCGATTATCTGCTGAAAGCCATAGACAGGAACCACGCCATAGGAAAAGGCCCCTTATACGATTATTTCATGAAAAGCAGTCATGGAGTGGTGGAAGCCAACGATAGGATATATTTGGGGGTAAAGGCTTACAACAAAGAACTGGAAGAAAAAATAAAGGAACTGTTCGGAAAATCAATGGAAAATGTATTCAGGGATTCTCAAAAATCAGAAAAAAGGATTCACAAACAATATATGTACGACAGCAATTACCATAAGGAGGGCGACCTGTATGAGGCAAACCTAAACAAAGGGCAGGCGTTCTATGTATGGCTCACATGGAGACAGCCGGACGGAAAGATGAAGCTAGAGGCGGACGGATGGACGGAAGACAGCATGACCGAGATAGAATCCTTTATAGGCGATAAATACATGAAACTCGGAGAATGGATCACAGACGACTTCTTTCCAAGGCTACGAGAAGAAAGGTACAATCCGGTCCATGTAAGAATGACGGGAACCAGCATGGCTTCACGGGAGAATTATTTCCCTATGGTCATAGCCAAATCCGAAATCCGTGAAAAGGGGGAGCTGGGAGAAACAATCATCGGTATGCCAAGCACAATAACCGGAAACATAATCAACCGTACGATAAATACCCTGAAGGTGGACACTAGCAGAAACGCTTTTGATCTGATGCTAAAATACGGAAGAGATATGGAAACTTGGGCGGCAACGGCTGAGCTGCGCCAGGATCTTAATTTCCTGCGGGGAAGCAAGGCTTTCAAGAACTATATGGAGGCGAACCATAAAGGAATGTTTGATATCTTCATGAGAGCGGCGGAGGTGGCCGTACGGAGTTTCAACGACAAGCAGAAACAAGACTCGCTCAACAACGGACTAAACAAGATACTAAGGTATTGGGCAGGTTCCAATATCGCATTCAGACTCAACACCGCAATGAAGCAGGTGCTCTCCTATCCGGCATTTTCCGCATACAGCGGAAATCCGGGGTATCAGGCTGATTTGTTCAAATACATATTCACCCCGGCAGGAAACATGAAATGGGCGAAGGAGTATCTTCCTTCTTTTGAAGAACGGGTTGATACGGGAAATATGGGGATCGAAGCATTAAAGGATGAAAATGCATTCAAAAACAAGCTGGAGAAACTTACCAATGCAGGCATGTATCCCAACAAGCTTATTGATGCGCTGACATGTGCGGCCGGAGCGAGAGCCGTTTACAATTTTGAATATAAACGTGCGCAAAAAAGAGGTCTGGGCAATGAGGAAGCCGCCAATTTAGCCAAATACAACGCTGAAATAGCATTCAATGAAAGCCAGCAGAGTTCCAGCCCGGAAATGATGTCCCCCATGCAGGCAAGCGGCAATGTGTTCTACAAGGCGCTGACCACTTACCAAAGCAGCAACATAGGATACCAGCGGATGGGTATTGAGGGGCTTCTTGAAATGGCACGAGCAAAAAGGATATACAATCTGAACATTGAATCCGGAATGAATAAAGACGAAGCCCAAAGAACAATGATGGGCAGCTATCTTACCGGGCTGAGGAAAGCCACCTTCGGACTATTTGTAATGGGAGGCTTGTGGGCGGCAGGAGGATATGGTATTGCAGGAATCACAGCACCACTCATATCCAATATCTACGCCATATTCGGATACGGGGACGGGGATGAGGATTTATGGTTCACTGATGAACAATTGAAAAGCATATTTTTATCTGCTGCTTTAAGTTCCTTGGGAGGAACTTCCATTGGACAGTTTGTCAACGCCATATCACAAGGGAACAAATATGATCCTCTCTCATTCATTACAGAGATGTCAAATCTGATAAGCGAGGCGGTAAAAGACGGATTCAACCTGAATGTACAAAGGGAGCTGGCCGCCAAATTAGGGAAATTTGCCGGATTAAATGTAGAGACACTGGAAAACATTTATCTGGGAGCCGAATCCGCCATAAGGGAAGGACGCCCCGACCTTGTAGATTTTATGTTCCTAATCAACCTTCCCAAATCCCAACGAAAGGAAATGGCCGAGAAACTATACAAGGATATGGGACCTTATGAATATCTGAACAAGATGTATGAGGCTGGAAAACTGTTTAATGACTACAGAAAGAAACTGCCCTATTCAGACGGAACATCTAAAAGGAAAGACTCTGAAATAAAAAAGAAATACATCATCAACAACCTCAATGAAAAAGAGAAGGAAACTTTGAAAAATGAAAAAGAGTTCCTAAAACTCAAAAGAAAATATGACGAAGCCGAAGATAAAAAAGAATGGTTGGAAGAACATCCGGAATACCCAGATATGGAAAAAAAATACAAGAAACAGACTATCACTAAAAAAGTGAAAAAAGAAGTTGAAAAGGTGTATAGACAATAAAACGATAACATTAAAGGGTTACCAATAATGATAACCCTTTAATGTTTACTTATTTCTCCTGCTGTTCCAGCATTCTAGCAAAATTTATTGTCGGCAAGATAACAGGTTGCATTCCAGAAAGAGATGTCAATGTAGATATATATGCCCTAAAGTAGGGGAACAAAATGGCTGGCGCATTCGAATTTACAAAACTAGTTTTATTCTCTTCAGATATTTCAGAATCAAATTCAAACAAAGCTACCATGTTTGCACTGATTTTGAAATTGTTCGTTTCATCAGAAACACCAATATACATATTTATCCTATAAATATTATTTTCCTCTATATCACCTTTTCTCTCGATCTCTATTGACATTTTAGACAGAGGTTTATCAGGATCAAATTCTATACTAGCCTTATTTATCTTATATTCCTTTAAACGGAAACTTGCTACTTTTTCTGCCATAATCACGCTGCTAACAAATCTATAGTGTCAATATTTAAAAAAGAATCCATCTCACCAAAATCTAAATCTATACAATAAAGCAAATTGCCACTATCCACAATCGGAATATTGTCAAATAACACATTATGCATATCATTAGACTCGCAAGGCTCCGAAATAAGCAAATCCTCATCTGGGAACATGGCAAAGAAATCATTCCACATATCAGACTCCCACCTTATGTATTCATCATCTCTTCTTCTAATATTTTCCGGTGATATCTCAATTATATGAAATTCAGTTATACTGTCAAACGCATATTTGATAGAAATGCCCTTGAACATATTACTAAGTTTCTTTAATCGTTCAATGATAAAATCTTTTACTGCATCCATAATCAAATATATTTTGTAATTATCAAATCTCTGAATTTATCTATAGTATCTTGTATATTTACTACATCTTTATTTGTAACCAGATTTTTCGAATAATCAGCTTTTTTCCGTTCCTTTTTTAATTTACCAAGGCAAGTGTGAAACTCAACATAATCTAATGGTTTCGCTTGATGTATCTTATTTCCCAGCTCATTCCTGATATAAGCATGATTATCTTTTCCTCTTGAATTATTCTGTATATCTTCATAAAGATATCCAAATCTCACACATAATGAATATATAGATAATAAAAAAGCTGAATAATAAGCACAATGTATTGAAGAATTAAGTTTGCCATTATCCTTCAATAATACAAAAGCATCGTAATTCTCATCAGCTTTAGTCTTTAGATTAATCATAACAATAACAGAACCCTAAAAGTTCACCTTCAGTTTTAAAAATTCATCAAAAACCATTTGTTTTTCTGCAAAAATAGATATTTAATTTTTAATCTAAAAATAAGACTAACAATTAGATAGTAATTTAGATATGTTTCTAAATTATATTTCGATTCAAAATGTAAATCAAAATTCTTTCGTAATATTATGAGTAGATATCTAATTTTGCGGATTATAGATGCCCCATATACACCTATTATAAGTTTGCAAGCCATTTCTTTCCAGACTTGGTGTGTGACCAAATAACCAATGCGGAACCTATGACGCTAGTTATTAAAAAAATCGTTGTCAATGCATCCATATTATTTCTTATTTTAAAATTCTATTTGCAAAATTTGCCAATATATAGGTAGAGAAAATACCCAATATGATTGTAACCCAATTCATCTTGTTTGGTTCATTGGTAAATAAGGGAGTTATACCACCTAAAACCAAAGCGGCAAATACCAACTTGGACAAATCGAAGAAATATCCGGCCAGTCTTTCACGTCTGGTTTTATCCTTTTCCTTCACTTCCTTCTTTTCTTCCTGTTGCTTGATGAAATTTCCCATTCTGCATACTTTTTATGCAAAGCTATAAAAAAAGTTGGCAATCACAATGTAAACGCCAACTTTTATAACTGATTTTATCACTTTCCTCCTTTACTCAAAGTCATGGGAGCATGACATCCTCCCCGCTCCCACTCCTTGGCAAGCATCTCACGCAATATCCTGTTCTCCTCCAGCACCATAAGAACCAGTTTCTTCATTTCACCAAGATCTTATTGTTTATAATGAATCTTATTATTTCAACATACCTTCATCTTACCAAGAATCCAATGATATAAACAAGCCACAACATACGAAAGAATAAATGAAATGACAGCTATTACTACCATACTAAAAGTTTCCAACTTATACAAATAATAAAAAGTACAACTAAAGACCAGTATATGCACCAAGTACCATTCATAAGAAATCTTATTAGTAAACATAAATAAGCCATTAATAGGTTTTATATGTAATTTATATATAATCAACAACGCAAACAAATATCCAATCATAGAAGGAATATCATTATATAATTTCCAAATGCCTCCTTTTATTCCAGCAAATCCTGTAAGAGCAACACATATTATACAGACAGGTACTAATATATTAAAATTCAACGAATTGACTATTTTTGCATTAAGTTTATAGCATTTAGCTAAATACATACCTAAAACAAATTCCCAAAGATATTGTAAAAAGAAACTATTCCATACACGCACATCGCTTTTCCCAAGCATCGCTACAATAGTAGTCCATAACAGACTTATCAGCAAAGCATAAATCACCCCCGTAGATTTATTAAATAGTTTCAACAACAAAGGCCATAACAAATAAAACTGAATAATTGTTGAAACAAACCACATCTGCAATCCAAAAGAACTTTCCAAATCATTGAAAAACATTTTAAAAAGGAATACATGACTAAGTACTTGGAGAAGTTTATCCGATGAGGTATTATAAAAAGGAATCAGAGCACTTATCAATATAATTATTATGTACGGCAAATAAACTTTCAAAAAACGTCGTTTCAAAAATTGAATATAAGTAAGCGGTCTGTTTAAATATGATAAATAAAGTCCAAATCCACTACATAAGATGAATACATGTACTCCTGCCCCACCAAAAGATGAAGCAGCCATTAAGAACGGACTTATCGGAAAACTTTGCAACAAATGCATTAACACAATGGTAAAAATAGAGAATCCTCGCAAAAAATCAATAACTTCTAATCTTTGTAGCATAACAGTAATTTATTTAATTCAACTTTTCAATAGCTCGGGAGAGGCTAATCAAACCAATCACATTATTCAGATTCTTTATATATGGTATAACAAACATATATCCAGCTAGGGAAGTAATATTTCATCCCATAGAAAACAAGAAAAAGACTCATAGTTTTCATGTATCTTAAACATCTATCCATCCCACAGCATTTGTCGCAAAAAAGGAAACAGAAACAATGAAGCTATAACCAACCTTTTCATATACTTTATATTTTTTGCACAAAAATACGCATATAATTGTAATTTACAATGTAAATCTCAAGATTTTACATTACCGATTGTTTTTAATAAGATTGTTTTATATCTTTGTATACCTTTGTTATACCTGATTACTAATCATTATTGAACAGGAAGGGCGGCAATCTGGGAAAGACAGCCGCCCTTGTCACATATTGGATAAACATACACAAGACCAACCAGTATGAAAACAAAAAAAAGACGGTCCGAAACTATATCGGAACCGTCCAAATCCTGATGCACATCGCTATGTGCGATGCAAAGATAATAAATTCCATGCAAATATTTTACATTCATGAACAAATCGCTATATTTGCGATTATGAAAATCTTAAAATTAATAATTATGAAAAATGTATTTTTATTTTTATCATGTTTAGCTGTATTTGCTAGTTGTGGCAATAAAGCTAATAAAACAGTTTCTTCAAGCAATATGGATGGTATTGATACTGTATTCACTGAAGTTCCAGGTAAAACAATAACTATAAATTGGGATTTAGTAGTTTTACTAGAACAATCTCCAGAACTTCCTTTCATGAAAAAGATAGTGAAAGAAAACGGTAAAGAGACAACTGTATTCAACTACTATAGGGTAAAGCAAAAAGGACTTGATTCCATTCAATGTATTGGTGTCAGTGCAGAGAAAAAAGCAATTATTGTAGCAGGATTGGACACTACAAATGATTTTGGCGGTATAGACAAAGCAGTAGAAGAGTATCTTAATAAATTCGGATTAGAGACTTGGGATGTTGCAGCAAACATCCTACATATAACCTCTTTAAAAGAGGGAAGAGACGAAAAGATACACAACTTAGAAACAGCCTTTAGTGATGGAAACTTTGAAAAATTATTTAATTTCAACTAATCAACAAATATTAGGAATATATTAAAACGTAAACCAACTGGCGCAGAGGCAGACTGCGCCAGTTGGCTTATTTACAAAAAAAACTTTTCTAATTACTCTACAAGTTCTTTAAAATTCTTAATCCTCCATTAACGTACATAAGCCTTGGCAGATACTCTGACAAGAACAAATCATCTGTGTTATCAATCCAAGTTATACCATCATTAGATAAATTTTTATTATTTACAATACCTGCAATTATGCAATCTTCAAATTGCATTAATGAAAAATCTGTCGTATCATCCGTATTTCTTGCGAAATTTTCTTTAACACCGCTGTCGTGCTTGCAGGCAAATGTGCATCCTTTAAATTTGAAATTTGAATTGCCATTCCAAAATGCAAATGTTGTTGACAATTCATAATTCCCTGCATTTTCAGCTTTTTTACGCACCAACAGACAAACATCGTCAAACACCATATTACCGTATTCTTTGTTATATCCAGTATCATACATTAAATATGTTCCGCCATTTTCAGAATTTATATTTAAATGTACGTTCTTCAATAAACCATTTCCATTTTTTGACGGAGTGGTTATTATTGGAGTGTTAGATATAGGATTTAGAGTTCCAAAAACACCGTCTATTATAGTATTATTTCTATAAACTGATATAGATGCACAAT